GTCGCTTCCTATTTCGCCGCTTGGCCTTAACCGCTCGCTTGACAGCTGCGGTTGCCTGTTTCTTGCCTGCTTGACTAGCTAAGTACATGTCTAGTCCACTGGCCATTTTTCCTTTTGTCATGGTGCAAATGCTTAAGAGCCTAAATCCTAGGGAAGAGTTGGGGCTAGGCCAGACAACCCAGCCTGTCTGCTGGGTCGGAGATGTCCGTTTTGTACATCAAGTCAACGATGGGGTCTTGCACTAAACCCCCGGCCTGTTTCCCATTGAAAAATTCGGGCAAGTCGTAAAGACATGCCAGCGCCCCGTACTTCACCAAATGGTTAGCGGTCCAGTTGATGGGTGCTGGGAGTCGGCCTAAGCCAATCTCGCTCCAGCAATAGTAGTGATTGCAGTCGGTGACGTCCAGCGGTGGTTCCTGCATGTGGTGTTTCAAAAACTTCCGCATCCAAGGCAGGGTGCTGAATAAAGGGAGAAATGATGCTGCGATGCCACTGGCGAGCCTTCGAGGGTCGCGGCCATGCAGAGGTGTGACTGTCCAGAAGAGGCGGTACAACAGCCTGCCCAATTTAGGCAAGGCGACCACCTGATTATCAATTGCGAGGTAAAAACCCAGGGATATGAAACTCGCGTTTCGTATGTCATTGAACAAACCCCGCTCTGGGTGAATACCCAGAGCCGCTTCAGCTGCATCAAGTGCTGCTTTCAATTCTTTCCAGTCAACCTCGTGGTCAAAGTACAACCACGCAATGTAGTCATCACCCATAATCAAACCCCTGACCTCCTTTGGCCTGAGGTGTTCCGGCAATGACAAAATCGCTTGCATCGAAACCTCCCTGTTTAGCGCGCCGTTCCCAGAAGACGTATCCGGGTGGCCGCTCTTCACCGTTCCATCGACCTCATAACGTATCTTGACATTCGTTTTTGATCGATACTTGCCTCTCACTCTAATACCATTCATGGCATGTCGTGCCAGGCGCCTGGACAATCGCTCGTACACTCTACAAACGGCCTGACGGTGTACTGTCTGCACGTTGGCATCCCAGTTTTTACCGTCTCGTTCGTCGATAACGCTGCTCTTGTAATGCTTCCTTAGGCGCTCGCTTTCCGTGGCAAACTCACCAATGTCTGTG